GCCTCAACGGTACCCACCCCGATCGCACGAGCGACCGGGGCTTAGTAGCGGCTCTTACGGAACCCTCAGTTGGGGGTTCCTTGTCCGACGTGGTCCAGGTATTAAGCTGGCCCATGTGGCCCTCAGTGAAGTACTGAAGGAGAGCAGCATAGCCTTCCGCGGAAGCCTTCTTCACCCGATTTGTGACACGGGTGACCAAGACTTCAACCTCGTGAGTATCCCTATTCCAGCGGCGTTTTAATTCCGATGGGACAAAGGGGCCCACGAAGCTCTTATGCGCGAAGGCACCGCTATCCATGGCGACAACCGGTAGGGATGATCCCCACCGGCCAGTTGCGTCCGAAATGTAGCGCGCGGCATGCCAAAAACCACTTTTGTGGAAATGGTTTGCCGACTCTACACAGGATTCGATGGATGCGGGTCGGGTGCTTACTGGCTCCCTCTTGGCGTATACGGGGGTTACGTTAAACCCATCGTACGCGTCTACACCACATGACTCTCGGAATCTTCCTTTGCCGAAAGTTTTATTGGTGTTCACCCTAAATCCTAGGGCGACGAGGAAATCCAGCGTTAGTGCTCCCCAGTCTGAAGGAACGATGATATCGTCCCCGAAGACCGTGAACCGTCGCGACCTGACTTCGATGGCGCGCTTCGTAAGTCGCACTCCATCGACAACCAGCCCTACAGCTGCGCAAACCATCGCGTAGAAGTAGGTCTGATTGGGAAAGGTCACAGCAGATCCCATGGTGGAAAACATCCGAATAGGAACGAGGCTACTCTGCCTCGGATCTATCGTTTGTCTTAACCATCGTGTCCGACAAGCATAGAGGGCTTGTAGAAGCGAAGGATTTCGCCTCCACATCCTCTCGACATGTCTTAATTGAACACAGTCCGAAGCGGATGACAAATCAATCGTCATCCGGCTAAGGCTACGGGATGCATCGAGAGCCATTTCCTGGTTTTGCGACTGATCGCGGAAGCGAACAGCACGAGCCAGTACCGTGGCATCAAGGCGGCGTTCAAGGAAATCCTTGATCGCTTGCTGGCACCATTGATGACTTACGGGTTCCGCGGCAATTAGCCGGGGACCCTTCATCGTCTTGGGAACAGCAACAAGTTTAGACGGGGTGTCACTCCCATCTGACGCTAGCATGCCTTGACCCTCCTCCACCCACGCGGAGTAATTCGCAAATGCGAAGTCCGCTATTGGGAAGGATGAATCGAGTCTGTCTGACCATGATGGAAAGGAGTACTTGTACTCCCCTCTGCTCATATCGGACACTGCACCAGGTCCATGACGAAACTGCCAGTCGGAGGGTTCGAATCCTCCGACCTGTACCGCAACTACATCTGCCACAAAAGTAAGGGCAGTGCAAAGGCGATACATCAACGGCACGCTAAGATGACCAATCCCGGCAGCTTCTCCGTTGAGGAGACAGCCGCCGAAGGTTAGATTCCTAGCTTTCGACGGATCGAAGCCATTGTCCGAAGCCCATTCCAGACTTGCGTCTGGGTGGAGGGCATTTGCTTCCATAAACTCGCCAACCGTAGCAAATACGGTTTCCTTCGGACAGTCGTCCTCCCACTTCTTAGCGAAGTAGAGGATCTGCCTCAGGAATAATATGGCGTTGACATCGGGGCAGTCAAGTAGATTGCCGCGAGCGTCGAATACCATGGTCCAGAGCGCCGAGAATAGTTTCGGCAATCGGACATCACGTGATCGCCTCGCTGATAAGGCAAGGTTTTCAACGTGAAGGGTACCTGAATCGAGCGCACTATCTAAAGCGCGTCCGAGATCAGGGAAGTCCAAGGTAAATATCCTTGGACCTCTTTGACGTAAAAGAGTGTGGGCACGACTTGCGTCGCGCTCCAAACCCTTACGGCAACTAGGGAACGCTAACATCGCGTCCGTGAGGATAGCGACTAGCAACCCTAGGAGATACTCACCGTACCGTTTAGTCATTCTAGTCTCCTGAGATTAGAGTTGACGTACGGCTCGGTGACAGTCCGACTACTGCTTGTGAAGGGGCCTTACGGCTCCTTCGGGGGTGGTGGACTGGTGGGAGGTGGGGGAGCAAAAGCTCCGGCCACCTGCCGAACCAGGCCAGCAACGAGGGCTATTAAGCCCATAGCCTTAGCTATTTTCATAGTCTAAGACTCCCAGCCAAGCAGCTTCAGGTTAATCGCCTGAGTCGCCCAGTAGGCCATAGCCTCACCAACATCTGATACACCACCCGGTTCATCACCGGGGGCGCAACGAAGTTGGTAGGTGGTCTCCTGTACGCCAAAAGGCGATTCCGTCGTACCGTCTCCGTACTCGATACGGAAAGTAACGGTGTGACGGTCAACCGGGAGATAGTTCCCATTTCGAGTGTTTTCCCGAGAGTGCTTGACGATCGCACGATAGCGATACGCTCCAGCAACTTTCAGGTACTCGGCCTGGTAGTTATCCTGGTTGATCTTGTTGAGCACATGTGCGGTTCCACCGGAACCGCCCAATGTGAACGTCAGGCTGTCTCCAAGCATTGGAGGGTCTCCTTCACTTTACTACACTATAGCTAACGGCAAGTTATCGCCGCGAGTTAAGTGCAGCGAGTGTAGACAACTGCCCGCCCGATAACATGGGCAGGGACGCCGTAAGCGCAGGTACAATGTAAGGTGTCCGATACTTCGACACCCTACGAATCCGGCCGCCACCACCGGTCACCCCATCGGGGCGCCCGTTAAGTGGAGTCAGAGTTACGTCCGTCGAAACAGATCGCATAATGCAAGCTTGCCCGACGGCGAGAG